ATTCGAATCTCCAACAAGAACATCAACCATGCCTTTATCCATTCCCGGAAGTCCTAACCACTGTGCTGAGAATGGCTCAGCTCGTGTAACCTTGTCTCCTGACTCTTGCAATACCTTGACGATATATCCAGACAACAATTTGATAAAGCTCTGTGCTTGATCTTTTCCCGCTTGCCCTGGGTCCTGTGGAAGTCTTTGAACAACTCTGCCATACTTTGCCTTGTCAGATGCAGCGGTCATTTTTAGTAGTTCCCTGACCTCTGCCGAGGATAGACGCTTATTGATTACATCCGCTACAATATAGCGTCCGTTCCTTCGTTTTCCAATAAGTACGCCTGCTGTGTATGCCGGGTCACCGTTCTCGTCCTCTGAAGTAGCTGCTAAGTCCCAGCCTCTACACCATACGACTACATCATCAGGAATAGCCTCCAGCATATTAACCTTGACTCGCTTGAACATCAAGCCAGCGGCAGCCTTAATCTTCCAGTTTCCGTAAAGTAATCGCTCTCTTTCCACTAATGTTAAGGCTTCTAGGTTTGCAAGATACCCCGGGTCGTTCTTCATCAAAATCTTGTTATCCTGAAGCGTGCTTGCTATGAATGTTACGCTTTTCGGTAGGATGTTTGCTGTTTCTTCATCCTTTCCATTGTCGATAGTTGCTTGTACTGCAGACTCTCTATCGTCAAACCACATAACCTCGTCATTGATACGCACCATCCAGCGAATAACACCAGAACGTTCCTTAATCGGATAACCTGTCTCTTGATTTATCCACCAGTTAATAAAACCAGCCACCCACGAATCGGCGTCAGGATTGCAGGTTGCTCTCACATATGGAGAAACACCGCTGTCCGTTCTGTTTCGGGATAGCATATAAAAAAACTGGTATTCGGTAAAATGCGTCAGCTCGTCAAATCCTATCATTGTCACCTGAGAACCTTGCCAATCGTCGCAATCATCATCACTACCTAAGTGTGCAAAATTGACCGTAGCACCCATTGGAAACGTCCAATGTAGTTTTGGTGTCTTTAACGGATATGCCCCTTTTACGAGGCTGTAAATCTTTCGTGAACTATCCCACAAGCCACCAGGGGAAGTTACCTGCGTGTAATTTCTTCGGAATATTACTACGTTGAAATTCGGGTTATTCTTGTGCCGGATAGGTTCTAACAGCAGACCGAATGTTTTTCCTCCTCCGGCTGCACCGCCATATATACACACATCAGCAGACGTAGCCAAGAACATTTCTTGTGGTCCTGCCTGTGGGCCGATTATTTTTTTGCTCAATTCTTGTCCCTCCCGTTATCCGGTAAATAAAACTGGACATCGTCCACGACAACCTCATCACTCTGGATAAAGTTCTCAGGATTTCGTTTGAATCTACTTGGCTGTCTGTTATTCATCCAATACATTCCAGCTAACACATCAGGAGGGCAGTGTTTCTTCGTCTTTCGTATTCTACCAGGCTTAAGATTTCCGTTTGCGTCAAACTCCTGGATAACCTCCGTATCCTCGTAAGTATATCCAATAGCTCTCTCGTACAACATTCTCTCTACCTTTGCATCAGCAATATCCTTAGCCTCACTTAGCCTTTCAGCAAATGAGGGGTAATCTTTTTTCCATCGGTGCAATGTCCTAACTGATATTCCGAAAGCATCCGCAATCTCCTGATCGGTGGCACCTTTATTCGCAAGCGACCAAGCCCAGTTATCATGATATTCTGAATTATACTTTAACTTAGCCGCCATCTATACCACCTACTTTCCTGCCAAGTAGTCAGCAGCTAGATACTCTAATGCCTGCCATAAATTATCTTTTGATACTTCGCCCGAATCCTTTAGCTTTTCAACCGCTTTTATCAGAACCTTTGCGGCTCCCTGTGGTATCTTCGAATTTCCTAAGATAGTAGCAAGCGGTACCCACCTTGAACTGTCATCTTTGCTAGGTCCGTCTATGTAACCCTCTTGAAGTTGAATGATGTTCCTACTGAACATATCCATAATCAAACTAAATGCTGTTGCTGTATTCTTGATTCCGTATGCTGCTTGCGTGGCTTCTATGCTGTCCATATAGTTGTCATAGTCTTTGCCGTACATCAGCCATCGTTCATCGGACGCTGTTAGCTTGGTTGCTTTCTCTAATTCTTCCTTTGCCTTTTCTAAATCGCTAGGTAGAAAAATAAGAGAGACCATTTTCGTTTCCAATGATGCCTCTCCTATAGAATCTGGCGATGCTTTGTCCATAAGTTCTAACGTCTTATCATCGAGACCGCTATACATTTTCAAATTCATATCATCAATCTGTTCATACAAACTTTTTAGGATATCCATATCATCATGTCCTACCAATGCGTTGTGCGATAACTGCATTGCTATTTTCTTTGCGTCTGTAAGATGTTCCTCGATTTGGATCCATTCGATTTCTTCTAAACCAGCCTCGATTGCTGCAGCTACTCTATGGTTTCCAGATAAGATAATCAGTTCTCCGTTTTCCTCTGGATATACCAAAGGATGTGAAGTCAAGCAACCATCTTCTCTAATATTCTGTACCAAACGCTGAAATTCCTCATGTTTCATATATCGTGCATTTTCTTTTAACTGCACCAGATCTTTAGGGTTTCCCTTAACTGTCTGCGTTTTCATTCGCTGTACCTCCTGTCACTCTCTTTCCATGTTTCTCTCTCCACATATCATAAGCCTCTTGCAAAGTCCACTCTCCGAATGGCGCTGCATAGTTGAGTTGAAACTTTTCTTCTTTCCTGTCTGGATTTCCGTCAAGGCCCTCGGCTTCTAATTTCTTTCTGTTGTACAATTTCAATATTCCTCGATATTTCATACTCACAGGGCGTTTACTAAAAGCTGTAGTCAAAATTGACCTCATTCTTGTGCCAAATTGTTGTTCACAAAACTCTTTCATTTCACGACACAAAGCACAGTAGACAATCAGCTTTGACAGTCTCGGGTAATCTGTCTTTGATACTGGAAAGTCACTCAGCAGATACATATATGGCGATTCTATATTTACATTCTTGTCACCTCTCATATATGCGAAACATCCTACAAGCACACCATCAACCAGAACTCCCCACATAGTATTCGGAGAACCGGGAACGATATTCGCATTCATATATTCTGATCGTAGCGTACTGAACTGCCCCATTGTCAGTCTCTTAATACTTATCTTTTCTCCCAACTCCATACCAGAATATAGCCTAGGAATCTTTACATCCTCTATTTTCTGACTCGGCATAACTAGCCTTCTAGGACCTGAACTTGCGTATAGGTAGATTGGGACACCTCTATTTGTCGTCTTACATATTCCGACCAGATGGTCTTTTAACTTTTCCTCTGGATACATTGTACCGAATAACCAATGTTTCTTCGTCATGGCTTTGTTGAATATCTCCCATACTCCATCCTCTCCCAGCATTTCGTATGTTGGCGGTGTCCATTCAATAACACTCTCGATATTTGCATACATCTTTTCATAATCACCAGAGAAGAACGGTGGGAATGAAACAAATCCTGAGTTATCGTCTACTTGGTCCACAAACTCCTTAACATCCCCTGCATAAAAAGACGCAAGCCTAAATTCTGTTTTCATCAGCTTTTCTTTTGTCTTTTCGATTAGTTCTGGCCATTGTTTCTCTGCCTCCTGCAGTTGTTTCTTGTAGTATTCCACTTCTTTATACATATTCGTTTGGAATTTACTGAGAAGTAGCACCGTAGTCAACTTATCCATATCGTCATCAAACTTCTGTAACATAAATTGGTATTCTTCCGGTATATCCTCTTTTGGACTTAGTCCTAGCTTATTGCCTGCGAAATAATTTCCGATGGCACATGAATAAATAGTTACGTCGTTCCCATGAATTTTTTTGATACCTGCATTATACAAACCTCGTTCAATAGTCATGTTGCCAGAGCAACCTACATGAACAGTATCAACATTCCATGACTTCACAATCTCAACAACGATATTCTGTGCATCCGCTGGCAGTGTTCCATGAAACATCCAAATAACCTCCTTTTATCTCTTTGCTGTTGTTTTATATGATTAAAATAAAAAAACTCTAGTAACGGCTATTACCACTACTAGAGCGTTATTTTTGGAGCGTGGAAGTGGAGTTTCACCACCATTGCCATCATGGAAGATGGAGTTTTATAATTAAACTACCCACGCATTTTGAGTATCGAACAATGTCATTTGCTTATACGAATCATCCTCTTTTTTAGATTCTTCTTTCTTCTTGATCTTTGGCATATCGGGGTTATGAAGTTCTTTGATTTCCCAACCGATATTCTCCTTTAACCACTCTGCTAACATTGTTCTGTGGCACCAGTCCTCTGGATCCCTTACATCCTCAAAACAGAGAAGTACAAGCTCTTGTCCTGAGAGTTCTGCTTGTTGCTGCAGTTCTCTAATTATCTGTGCCACTCTTGCAGTTCCCATCTTGTCTAACTTTCTAAAATACATTGCTTTGAACTCTTGCAGTTCCTTTCCCCACATCCACCTTTCAGGTGCTAGTGCGTAGCATTGATTACGCAATCTGTAACCAAGGGAAAACTTCGGTTTACCTAGGCTGATTCCCACAGCGTAATACTTGCCACTGTTCAATTCTTTATTACTATAACGACTTGTCCATATTGCCATTTCATCTCACTCCTAACTTTGTATTTGCTATCTTCATTCTACCATGCGTAGCTTCGCAAGTACATTGTTTATCGCCTTGTTAACTAATTTTTAACAATCAAGGCGTGTATCCAGGTAAGCAATTTTCAGCCTACCTTTCAACACTAGCGGATGAAAAAACAACAGCCCTCTTTTTTAGGGGTGACATTTGGATATCTGCTGAATACCATAATATACATTTTGCTTTCGTAAGTCTAGTGCAACATTTTCGCACGCACCTACTTTTTCCCTTTATTCTTTTTCGCCTCAATACGTTTCTTTTTGGCATTTTTCTGTCGCATTTCCAACACATGAATGCCATCAATCCCAAAGAAAAGTACCGTTAAATCATCATAAGCCTTTTCCAATGTCCTATACACGTTGCTTTTGTCAATGCACTCTATCGCAGCTACTTCGTCTGCTCTCAGTCCCTTTTCTCTTAGGTACATCATTTCCACGATTCTGTATCTTCTTTGTATCTCCGGTAAATGAGAGTTGCTACATTCTTTCTTGTAATTCTCCAACTGCACATCCACGTGGTTCATCAGCATACCAGTTTGAATCATATTCTTTTTAGTGCTGGTTAGATTGAACTCGTCGGCTCTCACATCTTCCAGTATTCCATCGAATATCTCCATAAGTGTCGGATACGTGACGGTGTCTGTGCTATATACTGAAGTATCTTTCATTCTCTTGAAATCTCTATAGTGGATAACAAGTGTCTTGGCACTGTTCCTTACCTTTTCCACCCGTTCTTCCCACTTTGTTTCCTGTTCTCTTTTGTATGCCATGATTCCCTCTTTTGCCGCTACGCTGGCAATCTGGCTTATTGCCTCCCTTGATAATACAAAACGTTCTTCACCATCCTCTCCCTTTTCTTCATCCTCAACCAATCTGCTTTCTACCATTTCCATCTTCGCCTCCTTGACTTTTACGCATTTGCGAGTTATAATTGACCTGTCGGCTAGGTCGCTCTCGTAAGGGGGCGGCTGTTTTTTATCTTCTCACAGGGCAAGTGGCGAAATGTGCAATCCTCCCATATCCGTCAATTACTGCCCCTTTTGACTTCTCGCCGGAAACGACTTCTCCATTCTCTGTTACAAACCTCTCCTTCCCGGTTCTCCTTTTCGGTTTCCAGTATGGTATAAGGTCAGGGTCGCATGGCATACTCTTTCCCGCTTTGGTTGTTATCCAAACTATTTGACTGCCACACGCTCTGCAGCGACTTGTATTTGCCATCAATAAGCCTCCTCTCTACCCTCTTCAATGGCTATTAAGGTTTCAAAACTCACTATCCTGCAATTCGGCAGCCATATATGAGGGTCACCTAACACAACTTTATTTCCTACGATATGGAGCTTTGGAAATGTAACTAGCACATTACACTTTCTGGCAATATTGAACTGCATGTCACTCCGCATCTTCTCAATCTGCTTTTGCGTCTGCCCTGATGTTTTCCTGCCTTTGATTGGCAGCTTATTCATTCGCTCCGTCATAGCTCTTGTTTCTCTGAGAATAGCCTTTGCTGTATTCTTGCCTATCCAACTACTCATACTTTGTCCTCCGGTTTGCTTTCTGTACTTTTTGGATTTCCTCTATGTCCGGAAACACTAAGCACTTGCTCATTTCCTTGACATATTCTTTGGTGCCCGGATTGTTCTTCTCTATCTGGTCGGCTATGTGTCGTAAGGATATAACCACCAGCCCTGCGTCTGATTCCGAGTACGGAGAAAGTGCTTTCAGTATCTTTCCCGAGTAATACTGCAATCCTCTGATGATACAAACCATAGCCTTGTCTGTTGATTTTTCCGCCATCTTTCTTTTTCCCTCAATGACGAAACTATGCGTCCTCTCCTTGAACATACAGCCTCCTATTCCTCTGGCGGTTCTTCATCCGCCGGCTCTTCGTAATCCATATCGTCACCACTGAATGGCAAATTTCCATCCCCTATGATTTCATCCGAAATGTCCTCAATCTCTTCGCTCGGTTCTTCCGGCTCTTCTGTATCTTCCTGCGGACCCGGTAATGCAGGCTGGTCCTCTCCCGGAAGTTCCTTAAACTCTCCCTCTACTACATTATCCGGTGGATTCTCGCCGAATATATTCTTGTAGTCTGAATCGAGTATCGATTTTTGCGTCGTGTCGTTTATGGCAGTCATGATATATTCTCCATCGTCCTCGTCGAACACCAACGCCATCTGAGAATTCAATACGCCTTTCTTCTCGTTCCTGATTTGAACGGATGATTTTACCTTATGCTCAAACGTAGGAATCTGTATCTCTCTTTTTCCTTTATACTCTCCATTCTCGTATGTAGGTATGGTATCGCTTGTTATCTTGATTTTCATGGCAATAGTCAAATCGCCCTCTGATTCGCCTTTCTCGATCATATCAGCAATTAGCCTCTGCATAACAAATGTTGCGTCTTCTCTTAGCTGCTGGAGAGTTTCGCTCTCAAAATCAATTTTCTTAGCAAAGTTTTCCATTCTTCTTATTCCGCCTTTCCGTATTCAATGCCAATCTCTGACATATACTCTTTCAATTTCTTTAACTGCTCTCTTGTTCCAACTGCCTGAAAACGTACTCTGTACTTAGGCTCAGGCTTTGTCACAGCCGATTCAACGCTCTGTTCTGCTTCTTCCGGCTTATTCTCTACCTGTGAAGTTTCAGTCTGTTCCTGAGTTGTCTGCTGTTCAGGCTGCGGAATATCTTGTACCGTCTGTTTCTGTTCTTCCTGCTGCCTAGCCAATTCTTCTTCACGTTCTTTTCGTTCCTGTTCTTCACGCTCTTTCTGTAACCGTTTCTGTTCCATCTGTTCTTCCAGTTTTTGCAGTCGGGTATTCTCAGCGAGTGCCTTTGATAAGTCAAGCGTATTGATGTAAACATCTTTTACATTCAAAATATACTTGCTATCCAGCGCCTCAATAGTCTCCAGGTCAGTACGCACCTTTTCAACTTTTTCCTTGATTTCTTCCTTTGCTTTCTTCAGCGAAAATGACACATTCAAATACTGTCGAGTGAATACTATATCAAACGATAAAATCTCTCTCAGTTCCCCGGCAATAGACTCGAAATAACTTTCCAATTTCTCCTGTTTCTCTTTTTTCTGTGTATCCTCAAAGTCTTTAATCTGCCGGTCAATCATCTCACAAGGCTCTTGTATCAAGGTTTTAACTTCTTTAACCTCACTCTCGAATATTGTGTAAGGTTTCAGGATTGTTTTCTTTACCTCGTTCTTACGCTCGTCAATTGCCTTGATTAACTTGTTCAAATCTGCCCGGTCTTTCTTAGCTTGTTTCATGGTCTCGTCTGTATATGCGACACCTTTATAATCTGCCACGTACTGCTTAACCGCTGCTTCCAGTTCTTCTTTGTTCCAAATAATCCGTTTTAAGAAATTGTCCTCTGTTGGATTCTGCAATTCCATTCCCAACTCGGAGATTTTCTTTAATTTCACTTCACTACTCATTTTTTATCCTCCAATCTTTTTGAACCGCCTAATACGTACATATTTACTCCACCTCTCTTATGATTACTTCTACTCTTGGATTGTCTGAGTAGAATTTTCTTACTTGTGCGTCCACTACCATACGATCATCCTTGTACGCTATCTCGTTCAAACTGTCACAAACAATCTTTCCGATATTGTCCCAATCTGGCTTTTTCGTCGGTCTGATTTTATGTTCCAGCATTAACGCACGTTTCTTCTTGCTGGTAGATTTCGGTATGGAATAATACGCCAGTATTCTCACATCAAGCATTGCTCCATCCTCAAATCGAAAATTGCATTTCTCTTGATAACACCACTTAACAAATGTCTCATAGTTCTGCGTCTTTTCTGGTGTATATGCTTTGGCGAATTTCCCAACGCTGGTAAACTTTGGCCTCTGTTTTCCAAATGGTGGTCCTGGTATTGTAAACTTAACTTCTTTCATTCGTCCTCCTACCTGGAAATGCAAGCATCTTCTTCGCCCTCCTCTACTCTGAGGTAGTAAGTCAGTGCCGTACTTCCCGGCTTTGCCCTCTTTTTTTGAGATACTTTGTATCCATTCTTAATCAATATTTTTGATACCTGCAATCTATCTTCAAGGTTATAAATCGCAAGCTCCATAACATTATCCTTGTCCATCTTCTTCCTCCTGAAAATACTGTTTCATTTCATCAAATCTCTTAGCTGCCTCTGTGATTCTGAACGACTTTCCAACTGCATGAACCGGATAACAGATTTCCAAAATTCTGTCATACACCCTCTTGTATCTCATATCCATGGTATCCATGATTTCGCTTAGACTGAGGTTAGTTGTCAGTATCATAGGCTTTCCGGAACGGTAACGGCTGTCAATGACGTTATAAACTTTTTCAAGTGCATAATCTGTATTTCTCTCCGCACCTAAATCGTCTATTATAAGCAATGACACCCTTTCAAATTTCGCCATATAGCCTTGCTCGTCTGTTTTTTTATCCCACAAATCCTGCAGAATCTTCACGAACGATGT